CATTGTGTTCCTTCCTTTAATTTAGAGTATAGAATCCCTTAAGTGCTTATGCAACTTTTTATATATACTTAATTAAGTATATAAAAATCTAGCATCTTTGTTCTCTGCTTCAACAATTCTTCGGAATAATTGATTGTATTCCTTAAATGCTTTCAGAGTATGTACACATTGCCTTCCCTTATCTTTAGCAGCATAAACTTTTTTATGTGCCTTATCTAGCTTATTGTACAATCTAGTATTGCTATTTCTTAAGCTCATCATTCTCCTCACCAATAAGTTTTATATTTGCACTAATAAGTTTGTTATCGGTGATATTTGCTTTTGCAAACTCACTAGGCATTTTCTGACTATGTGCTTTTTGTGTAGCTTCTTCAACACTAGCACCATCAAAAATTTCTTCAAAATCAACTGCTAATTCTAAACTTGATCTTTTTAAAACTTTAACCATTTAAAACTATATTTCTGCTATAACCTGAGTATTCTCTTTTAATTTCGTTCCTCTGTTCTAGCTTTTCAATTAGCGAACTGATTGAATTTTTACTCTTGTAACCCATTTCATTAGCCATTTCTAAAAATGTTGGCATATATCCATGTTTTGTACTATAATTTTTAAGATATTGCAATAGTCTGAGCATTTTAGGAGTCATCGGTCTTTTACCTCTTTTCTTGTTCATTTATTACTAACCTCCTTAATAATTCTGCGTAGCCATTTATGTCATCAAAGCTATCTTTTTTATAATTATCTGATTGCATAACTCTCCAACATTTTAAAAAAATCATAAATAAACCAAACAATTTTAAAGGTACTTTGACCTCAACATTATTATAAACTGATAAATATTTTTCTAAAATTCCTGACATAACATAAGAGGTATGGTCAAATTCTCCATAGTCATCTTGCTTTTGTTTTAATAATCTTTCTATTTCGCTAATAAACTTAACATTATCTGACATAATTTCCTTCACTATCTTTGCAGTAATGAGCTACTACATTTTGATTTTTATATTTAGTTAGCACCCAAACCTCTCCATTGCCTTCTTTGTAATTTGGGTTCTCAACATACTTAACATTTTTTTCAAACATTTCATCACAAGTGATGGGTAGTAAAGAATATGCAAAAGGAATCTTTTCATATTTTAAACCACCATCACCTGAGTATATAACTAAAATTAAAAAAACTACTTTCACTAATTAGAAAGGAATTTCTTTGCTTTGAGGTTTAGCTTGTTTAGGTCTAGGTTCGTTCTTGTAACCAGATAAAATATTACCTGATTCATTAATCCAACCGATTAAACCTTTGTGTCCACCAGCTTCTGCGTAGTTCATTTCGCCAGTAAATTTATCATCACCTTTGAATAGAACTCCTACTTGAGCAAACACTTTAACAAACTTAGTATTACCATCTCTTGATGCACCTTTGACACCAAGTATTGTACCCTTGTTGCCATTATCTAAATTTACATTTCCTGAGAAATCAATTCTGATGGCTTTTTCATTGTTGGCATCATAAGGAAATAAAACCCAATCCTTCTGCTTACCACTACCATTGTCTGACATTTTGTCCTCCATTTTTTTTTATTGATTGTTGTTGTGATTCAAAATCTTTTTCTATTGAATCATTTTGCTTCTTCCAATCGGAATACAAAGCAGTCAACTTAGTTTCGGTTGTTTGCTTTTTAATCGTATCTTTAATTGAAACTTGTTTAGTTGTACCTTGATTATTCAAAGCATTTACTAATTCTTCTGCACTAGCATATTCTGAACCTGATAATCCAAATGCAGCTATGCAACGACCTAACGCACTACTGGAGCAATTTTCTAATGCACTTGTTTTATTTATGAAATTAGCATTTCTATGTTCTTCTGCATGACCAACAGCATAAATAGTATCAGAAATATATAGTTCGGTTTTAACGACAACTCTGTCATTATCATGGAATAATATTTCTTCATTAAATCTAGCTTCTGGAAAGTATTGCAAAAGGTGTCTGTGTCTTTCATTAACTGTAGAATATTTTTTACCTTTAATATCAACAGTTGGAATTTTATTTGCACTTGTTAAACACTCCTTTCTTCTTTCTTTAAACCCTCCCTTACTTTTTTCTTCTGTCGTCTGTGGCTTTAGTTTCATTTTTTCCTTTCATTTGTATCTTTTGGTTTTCTTTAATTTGATCTACATCTTTCTGTACTTTAGCTTCTAAATAGCTTTTATTTTTAGCAATCATTTGATCTTTTAACTTTAATAAATCTAACTCTTTTTTAAGTTTTGATATTTCATTATCCCTTAAATGTAATTGCTCAATATGTTTCTTTTCATTATTTTCATAAGCTCTAATTTTAGTTTGCATCTTTGCAAGTTCCAACATTACAGTATCTGTCATTTTTTCCCTTTCATTACTTCTTCAAGTGTTAATTTATGAACAATAATATCCTGTACTGCCTGACCTACTATTGCTCCTATATCCATGTTTAGATTTGAGGCTAGTGCTTTTCTTTCTTTAGCAGTTAAGATTATGTAATCATTAAACCAAATATCCATGCTTTTAGATAGTTGACTTGGACTTAAATGATCTGCTGTGAAAGCTCCACCTTCTTCTTTTTTAGTCCACTCTTTTCCAATTGTTTTCATAGATTCTATTTATTAATTAATACAAAAAGTGTCAATAAATTATACAAATTAAATTCAATTTGTGGGTTCATTATCAAATATTATTGTAGCATTAAAACTAAAAGATATTCTTTCATTATCTTTATCATCTGTATTAAATGGGTAAACGACATGAGATAATGAGTTTGGGAATAATATCCAATCTCTAACCTCTGGCATAACTCTATAAGAATTATTATTAAACATATTTTCAGATCCTTCTATAAACTCTGTCTGACCTGAGAAATCATTATGTTCTTTAGCATTATCTGTTGAAATCATTTTAGGTATTTGTAAATAACCAACGCAGCTTAAATGATAATTACCATGAACATATTCAGTATGGGTGTGAGTAGGTTGAAAATCGCCAGGTTTTGATATTACATACCAAGCAGAATTAATTAAAATAGATTTAATTTTATGTTCTATATGATTTTTTACATAAGTATTAATTATTGGATCAAAAAATTTTTGTTTCCATTTTTGCATAATTTCTGGTGATATTAGATACTCTGAATTTACATGACCAACTAACTTTCTAGACCAATCATGGTTCTTTTGCTTTTCTTTATCTTGTCTTATTTGTTTTAAATCATCTTGAAAGTCTTTCATTAATCCTAGTGGCATAACTGCTTTAGCAACTGTTGAGCCAAAAGGTTTAAATAATTTAAAATTTATCTTGTCCGACATCTTCCTCCAATGGTTTAAGTTCTTTTAATTCTATTTTATAAGCAGCAGGTCTATCTTGGTAGCCAAAATTTGATAGCTTTTCTGGTGGTAGATCATCATTATAAATAAATGAACCCATAATACTAAAATTAAAATCTTCGTTGTTTTCTTTAATAATTAAAATATATTTACCTTTCTTTTCACCAGGTCTTATCAATAAAAAATTATATGATTTCTTTTCTTGGGTTCTTATTTCTATGTTATTTTGAAAGTCTGAGTCTGAATAGAATTGGTTATCATCACTATAAGAACCATTATAAAAGCTATTAGTTGCCTTTGCATAAGCAACCTCACCTAAAGCTCCTAATATCCCATCTGTTAGTTGTGATTTAATTCCTTTGGTGTAACCATAAGAAAAGGTTTTACCCATTTTTAAATTGCCAATATATCTTTTGGCAGCAATATTTAAGGCTAGTTCTACTTCATTTGGTTCTAGTTTAACTTTTAGCATTTCTTCTCCTTGTAAATAAAGCTCTCCAAAACCATGAACGCATCATAGATATGACTGTAAATATAACTGCTATATGGAAGCTCTCTAATATTGTTGGGTGTAAATCAAAAAATGGAAATATAAACAATTGAATTAATGTAGATAAGATTAAACCACTACCTACATCAATTATAGT